CAATTGGCGCAAGTGGTGTTGCACCACCCCCCAAATTGTCTCCAGTCTCATGCATGTCATGAATCGGGTTTTTGCCTGTAGTTGCTGGTTGAGACATGTTGTCATTTGATTCGTTGCGTAATTCGATTGAATGACTCTCCTCCGTTAGTTTCATACTATGAAACGGCTGAGAATCTCCGGATAGATCAGCATCCCAAATTAACGCGTAGCACGAATTGAAGCTTGGCCAGTTTTTGATGACAATCCCCCACTCAGAAGCTCTCTCCATCAGATGTTTCTTCATGTCGTTGAAGTACTTCGGTCCGTGGTTCACGCATTCAAGCAGACACATTTCGATTGTGCCTCCAATTGAACACATGTCAAATTTCACTTCGTCTGGCTCGAGGTAGTAGTCGTGTGGTTTGTTTGTTTGAACCATATCGAGCATTTTGTTGAAAGTGATCTTTTGAAGTGCTCCACACCAGTACTTTGATTTCCGTCCGTCTGGTAGTGTTGCTTTCACGAAGTTCCTCTTGAGAAATTCCAAATCTTTGAGGTGTTTGAATTTGACTTCTCCCGACTTGTCTGCTGGTGTACACTTGATTCCGATCTTCCTCGCTTCAATGATGTAGTTCTGTGGATTGAACATGTCTGCGACTTCTGTGCTGACTGTGTTCATCGCATCGTCTCCGTAGTAACTGCATGCCACGTGCTGCGTAAAAGCTCCAAAGTTCGCTAGTTTCATGCGATTGTGGGACTTGCACATGTTCATCCAAAAGTAGTACTGATACACGTGATGGATAAAGCAGTTGTCGTTTCCGGTGAGCGTTTGTCCTGAAATGTTACCTCCTGGCAACTGAACTACAAAATCTCTGTAAAGAACGAGTGGTTTGGCAAGATGTAGATGTAGTGTTCGTCGTGTGATGTCATCTTCTTCCTTCCAGTTGGGGTCGTTGACTTGATATATCCTGTTCCAAATTCTGTGAATGCGTTCCATAACACACAATGGTACACTTGCGTCCCAAGCCGTTGCGTCTAAATCGAAACCGAGTGTGCTCACTCTCGAGTGCCAGTCATACAATTGATTGAATCCTGGTCCTATTGGGTTAATTCCGATTTTTGCTGGGTGCAAGTGTTGTGTATCTGCAAGTGCAGCACATGCCGTGTGGAAGTACATCCTGTCTGCGATGACTTTATCGACGGGTGCCGCCCAAAACGCTCTCGTTGTTGGTTCTTGATATATCCTCTTGACTTTCCGTGGTTCGTCTTTGAGTGTCGCTGTGTTCAAACATGCAGTTCGGATTCCTCTCTTTGCGCAGTCTATGATTTTGTCAACTGCGTGATTTAAAGCTCTTCCGTCTGGATCATCTCGTATTCTCCAAATGCCATCTTCTTCTGCGAATGAGAGATAATGTCCTTTCTTTGCATCTGAATGTAAGAATCTCCATGGATATCCTGCACTTGTGTCTCTGACTAGTGGGTTGCTCGTTGCGATGTAGTTAACACCGTTGATTGCTTCCCTCTTAGT